CAGATAAATGGTAGTCACAATTTCGAAGTGGCGGCCGCGGGATCGGCGGACGGTAACATCTCCTTCACCTCTGGGTTGACAGTTGATTCCAGCGGGAATGTGGGTCTTGGCACGGGGTCGCCGTCGGGTAAGCTGGATGTGGAATCGGCCGCCGCCACCACCGACATCATCATCAATAACACCGCTACCAACGGTGACCCGACGTTGCAATGGCAATTGTCCGGCACCACGAAATACATGTTGGCCGTCGACGACGACGACGAGGACCGATTAGTGATGATTGCAGGCACCAGCATCCCCGGTAATCAGATGTTTGCTTGGGACGGAAACAAAAATGTGGGCATCGGGGGGCATGGCGATTGGGGGACCAACGCAGTGGGGGTACTGTCGATCAAAAACGGGACACCTCCAGCGTCTTCACCCGCCAATGTCGTCCAACTCTACGCCGAGGATGTGTCCAGCAGCAGCGAGTTAAAGGTGCGCGACGAAGCGGGGAACATCACGACCCTCTCGCCGCACAATTTTGAGGGCGTCCCCGGCGGCCCATCCGAAGATCTCGCGTGGGCCTATTGCAGCGAACGAAGCGGCAGGAGAATCAGCGTCGACATGCTGAAATTGGCCCGAACCATAGAACGACTATCCGGCGAAACGCTGGTACATATCACGGAGGGAAATTAATATGGCTGATTATACCATCACCACAAATTCAGATAGAGATGCCGCATTGTCTACTCTTGCGCGTGAACACAATCTCACCACCGCACAGTTGCTACAAGGGCAGGTCGAACAGCAGGGGGATGTCCTTATTTTGAGTGCCCATAATGAGTGGTGGAACAGCTTAGACGCTGCCGCCAAAAAAAGGATCTACGACGCCAACCAATAAGGGTACATGACTATGCGTAGCGAGGCTGAAATCAAACTACAGATAGGCCAACTCAAAGAAAGTCAACAGCAGCGCTTGCAGCAGTTGGCCGCCAACGATCCACTTTTCCAAAAGTACCAAGGCGCTATTGATTCGCTCGTTGCTGTGCTCACCGACGAGGCCGCAGAAAGTGAGGGGGAGGGTGTCCTTGCTGAGAGTGAGAGCTAGGAGCGCGCCGTGATCGAAAACGAAGTTGGCACATTGGCGTCGATCTTGGGCACAGCCGGGGGCAGCAGCAGCCTGTCGGCAGCCGTTGTGTACTGGCTGATGAAGCGCAACGGGAACGGCGAAAGCCGCAGTGGCTTAGATGCGAAAGTTGACAAGATGATCGAATTGCAACATCAAACCAATCTACTGTTAGCTGAGATTAAGGGGGCGCTCAATCACGATTGAGCTTATGCCGCGAAAAGACAAAACGAGAAAAATGAAAAGTGCAACGCCTAAGATTTCCACCCGCAAGCGAAGTCGCCTCGGTCACCGAACTCCGCAAGCTGTATGACGAGGCTCGAACGGAGATAAAAAACTACAAAGCCGCGGCGAATATGAGCAACATATCTGCTCGTAACGTCGACCGAAAAAACCAACAGTTACAGAAAGAAGCAAAGCAAACCAACAAGCAGCTCGTCCATCTGACGAAAAAGGAAAAGCTGCACGACGAAGCAAAAAAAGCCGGTGCGTGGTCCGCAGGGGCCGCCGTATTTACCACGCTGCTTTATGAAATGTGGAAGGTCGTTGGCTTTCCCGGCGGGCGAGAGTGGCGAGGTTGGTGGGAACATGAAGCAGCGTATGGCACGGTCATGTGGATGACCACGTGCCTGTTCGCGTGGGCGTATAAGTCGCTACACGCCGAGTAATGGGAAGATAACAATTGAAGGGTGCAGAAAGTGGTGTAGCTGGCACGTTTGTTGCCGCGATTATATAAGTCTATAAGAGAGGTTGCGATGAGCAAGCTAATGACGAACAAACTGATAAAATTGGGATTTCATGGCGCGGAATTGAAAAAATCATCTGCGGATTTCGGCAAAGTCACGGCGGGTGCTATTATCTTTTCCGTTTTAGACGATTTCGGGCTCCTCCCTGCACTCGTCGCCGAAACACACCCGGAAGCCGGAATTGTTTGCTTTACGGCCCTCGCCGCTTTGGTGTTGCAACTCGTCAAAAATAACGATGGTAGGGATTGGGACAATAGCTGACACAAATAAAGGTCAACTATTGTCCCGATTGATTCGTGCCGCTGTCGGGGGGCCGTCAAAACCACCTTATTTTTAAGGCAATTTTGATGGCAGATTAGATATTTATTTGATAGACCGTGCCGCGGGTAGGTGTGGGTATTGTGAGAGATATTGTTTTTATTGATCTTATATGAATTTTCCACAGGCGACTGCAGATAAGCTATAGCTACCTCCCCGACAACGTCACTATTGTTTATAGACGTAATAACTGTCTATTGGGGAGGGGCGGCGGCGGATACAAATCGCAATAAGCGCAATAAGTGCAATGTCTATGCACGCGGCGTATTAGATGAAAATTAGATGAGCGACTACCCAAACAGTCGCTCGTCCAATCGCGCACCCGCCATCTCTGAGTCGTCGGGGAATAGGTGGGAGTATTTATCCAGCGTGATCTGCACGTTTTTATGTCGAGCCTTGCGCTGCACTACCTTTAGGTTCTCCCCTTGCCGCACCAACTGCGAGACAAACGTGTGCCGCAAGCCGTGGTATGTGAGCGGCGGCACCCCTGCCGCCTTGATGCCATCGCTTAGCACGGCACGTACCGCACTCGTAGAGATGGGTTGCAGCTTTTGCGGCGAGGGCCAGACGAGGTCAATCCCATCGGCCCAGAATATATTCCGTTGTCGCGCCTCGCGCTGAGCTCGCCGATGCGCTTGTAGGTCGTCCAGCAGGGACGGGGGCACGTAGACGCTGGCGATGCTTTCCGCTGTCTTAGGTGGAGATAGGGTCTTTGTGAGGCTGGAATACTGCTCCCGCACTGTGTATGTCTGCGCGTCGGCGTCGAGGTAGCGCCAGCGCATGCCCTGCACCTCGCCTAACCGCAAGCCCGTCAACAGCGGCACTTTGTAGAGCGCCGCCCATTCTCGCGGCAACACCGCGAGGAAGCGCTGGATGTGTTGGTCATCCCACACGACCAACTCCTTGGCCGGGATCGTCGGCGGCGCGACCATCGTGGCGACGTTGCGGTGCAAATATTGCCAATCGACGGCGCGCGCCAAGATCTGTCGCAGGAGATTGAGCGCACCGCGCACGGTGGCGGGCGACAGTCCACTGCGCAGTTGCCCAGCCTTCCACCGCTCGACGTCTTCCGGCGACAGTTGACTCAAGGGGATTGACCCGAGGTGGGGGGTTATCTGCGTATCAATCGCGCGGCTATATAGCCGCAGGGAGTTGGGGCGCAGATCGTGCTGGCGACCCGCGAACCAGCGCGCGCAGAATGCCTCCAACGGCATCTGCCGCCGTGCCGCCTCGACGTAACTGCCCCGCTCTATCTCCGACAGTAGGCGCCGCTTCTCCCGTCGCGCGTGCGCCCAAGTCTGCGGGTCATCAATCTTGTGCCACCGCTGTTTTTTCCCCAGCGGCAGCGGTACGAAAAAACTGACCTTGCCGCTGGGGTAGGTGCGGCGCTCTATCCCGTCGCGCATCTCTCGTTTGTATCCAGCCATAGAACCCTCCGTTGCTCCCGCTTCGATTTTTCCCATGCGTCAAACTCGTCTATAGGATAACGCCACAGGGGCCGCTTGTCACTGCCGAAGTTAACAGCGCAGGGGATGCGCCCTTGATTTGTCCAGAGCCGCACGGTTGCGGGTTTGATGTTTAGGATTTGGCTCAGTTGCGCGACAGAGTAATATCGTTGCAGTGTCGTCATGACTTCCATTGTTGTCCTCCGTTAATAAGTCCACAACCTAGAGTGCCACCCCCCACCGATGCCCAAGCTCTCGCACTGCTCCTCGTCCATCGCGTCGAGGTGGATAAACCGCCCACGCCCTCGCTGCGAGATGCCGATGCCGCTGATGGTCGGCTCTGTAAGGGCGTGCGCTAGTATCCTTCTGGCCTCGTCGCCCCGCGTGGCAATATCTGCAGCGCACCCCATATTGTGGCTGCCCGGTTTTTTCCCCTTCTCAATTTTTGCCATTTCTGCCGGATGGGACGCGGCCCGATATAGAGAGCTAAAGCGCAGCGGAAACCCTAGCACTCGGCGCATGCGCTGCATTGAGTCCAAAAAATCCTCGCTGATAAGACACAGCCCCGAATGGCTGCAGCTGGCCTCGTCAAACGAGATATTGGGCCAGCGATGGGTGGGCCAATTGTCACGGACAAATGCGGTTACCATTATATTGCTCCGTTGGTAGTGTGTGGGATATTCGGTTTTTGACGCCTTCAGCCGAATATCCCACAAGGTTTATTTTTTTGGCCAGTCTATACCGTGCCTCCGCGTGCTGCGCAGGAACGAGCTTGGTTGACATCCCAGCATGTTGGCCGCTTGCCGCGTAGTGTGGCACAAGCGCACAGCGCGCGCGACCCGCTCATAGGTAAGATTAGAGGCTTTGGGCATAGTGCATTGACCTCATCTGTTTCAGTTTGGTTAGGGCCACTTCTTTAATCTGTCGCACCCGCTCCCGCGTGACGCCCAGCGCCGCGCCGATCTCTTCTAGCGTTTCCGGCTCGTCCCCATCGAGCCCATAATAGCGCTGCAATATGTGGCGCATACGCGGGGGCAACTCCTCAAGACCCTGCCGGATTGCGGCCGCCTGTTCTTCTTCGTGCAGCGTGTCAAGGATCTGGTCGGCGCACTCATCGGGTAGCTCGCTCGTGGCTGCTATCTCGTCGTGTGCAGCCATAAGCACGCCGTTTGGCAGGGCATAGAGTTCGCGCAGTTCTATCGGGGGGTGACCTGCAGGCGAGTTGTCGGCGGCCAACAGGTCTAGCCGGACATCCGCAAAGCTGGAGCGCCACACACCTACCTGTCGCGCCTCCGACAGTCCCAACGACTCGTTGACCTGTCTCCACGATACGGCCCGACCCTGCGCCTGCTCCAGCTCCCTCTCGCGCTTTATGTACGCGCGCCGATCCGTCGCTACGTTAGACGGGTAGCGCACGACTCGCACGTTTTCGTCGATGGCCATGAGTACGCGCTGACGTATCCAGTGGACGGCGTAGGTGATATATTTCTTTCCGGCGTCCACGTCGAATTTGTCCAGCGCCACGGCGAGTCCGATAATGGCCTCTTGCACGAGATCCTCAAATGTGACGCCGCGCCCTCGATATTTTGCGGCCTCGGATACGGCAAACCGGGTGTTGCTCCGTATCACCTTCTCGCGCGCCTGCTGGTCACCCGCCTGCGCCGCGCGTATCAGTTCCTCCTCCTCTGCGCGCGGCAGCGGGGGCAAACTGAGCTTTTTTATGTGTTCAATCTGGCTTTCTTTCATCGTTCAAACTCCGAGTTTTAAAGTCCTCTATTTTGCGATCTGACAGGCTTGACTGCCTAAGGGCTATCCGGACACCCATAAATGCAGATGTGCGATTGTAGGCCATAATGCGGCCCTCTGGGGGCACCTATGCGCCTCTCTGCTCGTGGGGCGCCCACCCTGCGGATCGGTATTCGGGTGCGCGCTGCTCGGGGCTGCCGTAGCGGCGCAACCGCTCGGCCCGATCTGCGGCCTGCGCCTGCGCCCCCGCCCGGCAGGCGGCGGCGACGTTTTTGCGATGATACGCCAGCCGCTCGGCTGACAGCGTCGCTTTCGGCGGCGCGGGCTGCGTATGCTGTCTGCTGCAGTGGCGCTGCGTGTAGACGGCGGCGCTTTGCAACTCGTCCCACGCCGCCCAGATGTGGCCGGGGCTGGGTGCCCACGTCTGTGTCTTGATGTGATGTCGGAGCGCGGCATCAAATGCGGCGTCGTCCATCCCCGACAGATTGAGCTGCCATGCCTGTACGAGGTCGGCCCACGCCTCCCTGCCGCTGGGTAGCTTGACGTTGGCGAGGTTGAGGCTGGCCGCGCGCGTCAGGCCGTCATAAATGGCGCGATGGCTAGGCGTCGGTGCCGAAGATGTCCTCGAATGTGGGGATGCTGTCGTTGCGGTTAGTACTGCCTCCCATCCACTGGCTTGTGTGTCCGTTGGTTGCGGCATTGGGCTGATCTCCTTGGGTGTGATGGCGTTGGCACATGGCCCAGATATAGCTGCGCCAGTTGTCCGGCGCGTCTAGGTCGTGGCGGGTGCCAATCGTGTGGATAAAGCGGTGCAGTACGAGGATGGGTAGTTCGTCCCCGAACTGCCGTTTAAGCCCCGCGAAAAATTGGGGCGGGTAATCGGCATCCTCCCCCGGTGCGATCTCACAGTAAGCTGCGTAACACTCAGCCTCGTAACTGCTGTCATCGTCCAAATCGGGCGTGTTCGCGCGCGCCCGCGCGGGGGGTGGTACATTTATCTTTTTGCTTTTATCTTTTACTGCGTTGTTAGTCGTCTGTTGATCGTCTGTTAGTTGTCTGTTGATTTGCTTGTTGGTTTCATTCCCGTCAATCACGTAACCGTCAAAGTTTATTACAGTTCCGATAGATCCGGCGTTTGTTGATTTGCTTGTTAAAAATTCGACCTTTTCGAGGTGCGATATTAAGGTGCGCGTTTGTTGCACTGACAGATGGCACGATCTGCTTAGCTCGTCCCAGCCGAACGGGAATTGCCCACGCTCCAGATGTTCGCCGTTGAACCAACCCTCTTGCCTATTTGATCGGAATAAGATAACTGCGATCAATAGCGCGCCTGTGTGCTTGTGGCGCTTGGGCAATCGGTCAATCACGCCGCTAAAGGCGGCGTTAGAAATGGGTGTAAAATAACTCACTTTTTATCCCCTTTTGGGCGGGTTTTTATGTCGGGTTGTCGATTGGGCATTTTATTGGGCGTGCAGCGACAGGGGGCGCACGAGTATTCCTTTCTGTTTTAACCCCCTGCCGCTGCATTTAGTGTAGGGGGCGGGTGTCTCGTCCCCAGCGGGTTGCCGCGCCGTTTTTGCGCCGCACCCGAATCGCCCCCGGCGTGCGTGTCGGGTCGTTCCCATGCCTCGCTCCCCCTTTGTCGTCAGACAAAGCCGAGGCCACGCGCCGGGGTGATTCCACCCGCCCCCGTGCCGCACTATATTTATTTTTCCCCTAGTGCGGCTAATGCTCTCAGTATATACTCGGCTTCGGCGCGAACCTCTTCGGGCGTGGCATCCACGGCCCACGGGTGTTGCTGTGTGCCGTGCAACCCCCGCGCCATAAGCCGCTGGCACGTGTCTAGGTGCCTACACTGCTGTCGATAGCGATAGCCCGCGCAGGAGCAGTGCCACCCCTCTGCCCCACGACTGACGCGATGGCGCTGGTCAGTCGTGGCGGAGGGTACGGTATAGTGATAGCTACGCCGTTGCATTGCTGTCCCACTGCTTGGCTTGTTCTACGATCAACTGATAGGCGCTTTCACTTTTCGTCTCGTCCAAAAACGCTAGATCCTCCGTTTTTAAATCGCGCTTGAGGTCGCCGATAAAGGCCGCCCCTTCGTCGCCATATTTAGTTAACACCTTGGCCTCGGCGGTAAGCAGTTTTAAGCTTCTGGGTGCGTTTCGGTTGCCGTTTTCCGCTGACGCGAGCTGGGGCGCGCCCTCGTCGTCACCAAACTCTTCGCGGGCTGCCTCGCCGCAGTTAGTGGCAAAGCGCAGAGCGCGGGCCACAGCGCGTGTTTCGGCCATTCGCAGCAAGTGGGGGTGGATCATGCGGCCCGTATTCGCCGCGCACGCATCGCCGTGGGCTTCGAATGTACGGGCGGTGCCGTTGTCGCCGGGCAGTGTCACAATGGCTTTAAAGACGTAAAGCGGCGTGTCGTGATCGGCGTGGATTAATTCGGTTTCGACGCTGCGCAACCCCTGTTGGTGCGCAGCGTCCAGTAGCTCTTTGAATGGGATTCCTGCAAATTGTGGCATTGGGCTGATGTCCTTTTATCTAGGCGTTAGGATAAGCGCCGCCAACACGATCACGGTGGCGGCTAGGTAAATGCTGCTTATCGTATCGACGCGCGTCCAGCGGCGCTCTATGTGCGCCTCGGATTGTGCGATGGCGTCGTGGGTCATTGGGCACACTCCTCGCATCTTATACCGCCCGTGCGCCCGTCGTACTGCGCCTCTACGCCGACCGCCACCAAGCGGCAGCAGTCGTAACACTGCCCGCCCTTTGTAGCGATGACGATATAGCGGGCGTTGGGGCGCCGGGCGACAACGGGACGCGGGTTGTTTATGTAGCGTGATTGATACCTCATGCTGCCTCCTTTTAAACGGGACAACAGTTGGCCATTATTTGCGTCAACTATTGTCCCGCTTTCCTGTATTTTATTAATCATCTGCAATCGACTGGCAATGTGACCACCAATCACGGACGCGCTCCACATCTGCTCTATCCCACGTTCTCATCGCCCCTAGGCCGGGCGGACGCGAGATGTCGAGAGTGTGCCGAAATTCTCGATGTGACCCACCAAGTCGCACATACACTGACAGCGTCTTTGTGTCGCCCCCTTGAACCCTCAGCGTCGCCCCGTACCACTTCGATCCTAGCGGCTCGTCACTATATATTTCTATCATGTTGTCGCTAATGCGTTCCGCTGTCATTTTAGTCGTTTGAGTTTGCATTTTACATTCCTCCCGTTGATTAGGCGCTCAACTCTTGTGCTTGTGAGATAGCATAGTAGCGGTTTGTGGCGAGAGCGCGGCGATTGCGCGGCTGCTTCGGGGCGACGGCGGTGCAGTCGAGGCAATGGTAGGTGCCGCCGCGGACATACATCGGCAAGCCGAAGGCGTCGCAGGTGGGATTGTCGCAGAGCGGTATGTGGTTGGGGATGTTGCGGTCGAGATGCGAGGGTGTTACCTTTGTTCTAATCATGTCCACCGGCTCCTAGGCTGAGGGTGTGATTGTGGCCCGTTGAGTGCTCTAACACTCGCGGGCCTTTCTAATTGATGTCTAAATATAAGCCACTGTGGACTAAAGGTCAAGCTCTTTTTTGTAAATTGGTAGCAATATAGGACTTGACACTTAGTCCTATATGGATCATATTGAGAGGAAACAGGAGGATGGCTGTGAGAATACGAGAGCAGGCGATAGTCGCGCTTATGGGCGTGGCGGGGATCAAGACTAAGACGGCACTGGCGCAGCGGTGCGGCTGGTCGCCGCAACTCTTGGATCGATACCTGCATAACCGCCGCCGCAGCTTCTCGACGACTACGGTCGATAAGCTCTGCCGCGCGCTGGACGCCCAGCCCGGCGACTTTCTGGAGTATGTTGCGGAGTAGTAGAGATTGAGGCGGGGCGCAGAAATAATTGCTATTTCTGCGGTATGGCACTACATTCGCTGGTGTAGGCCGAAAGTCTAATGGCATTGGGCTGACCGTCTACTGTTTGACGCCGCCGGGGTGTTCGCGCACTCCGGCGGTTTTTTTTGTGACCTCCTACGATACGATACTATACACCGGAAGTCAATAAAAAAACCCGACAAGAAAAAGGGTAAGCGTTTGTCTTTTTTTTTGCAAACGCTTGATCCCTATGTCTAATATCCTGAGTGCTATAGGACAAATATCAAACCCTATTATTTGCCCTTGCGTACGCGTGGCCGCTTGGTCATATTGCGTATAATTGGTGCGCTTTTCCTCCTGTTTCGTAGCCCAATGCCACGCGCACTACGCCGCTGGGGTGCAAGATACGAATTGCACCCCAGCGGCCCACTCTTGTCTAGGTCTACCGTGGACTGTCGCACACCTAAGGGCGAGGTCGCTATTGCACTTGAGCAGACCGCCGCCGCCCGTATCTGCGCCGCCTTGCGCTGTCGGGGCATCCGACTGCCCGCCACAGCTCGGCTGGATCGGCTGTTGGTGCGAGACAATACGCTCGTTGCTCTCGCGGAGATCAAGTCCCGCAACCTGACCCGCGCCCAGCTCGACGAATACGGGAGTTATCTCGTCACCGCCCGCAAGTTAGACGACCTCGCCGCAGCGGCTGCGCTATACGCCTGTCCGGCGTATCTGTTTGTCTTTTTGGCGTTGGATGAGGACATTATCTATTGGCCCGTGGCCGATGCCTCGGGGCGCATCTGCGTAGACCACACCCGCGCCCACACCGAAACCCAAAAATCTATTAATGGCAACACTGCACGCCGACAGAACGCCTATCTGGCACTGGAGGGGTGCCAGACTATTGAGCGGACGACTCCGCGGGAGATGGCAGCGTAATGGGAGATACTGTATTGGCATTGCCCTGTAGTTGCGATTCTGGTGGGCGCTTGCGGCGGGTGGCTGTGGATCAACTGCAGGCGTATCAGGGCAACCTAAAGACGTTGCACGAGGCGCAGTACGCTAAGCTCAAGGCTAGTATGGAGCAGAAGGGTTTTTTTGCGCCGATCTTCGTATGGGCGGGCCATAACTATATACTGGATGGACACCAGCGCCTGCATGTGCTTACGACTGAGCGGTGGACGGTAGAGGGGGGCGTGCCCGTGGTCGAGATTGAGGCCGACGACGAGAAAGACGCAGCCGAGAAGCTGTTGCTATTGTCCAGCACTTACGGCAAGATCGACGAGCAGGGGGTGTATGAGTTTACCTCGGCGCATGACATCTCGCTAGCCGAGTGGGACTTGTCCGACTTGCCGGATTTTGATTTGCCGGACTATCTCGAGGGGTATTACGATGCGCCGCACAATGGGGACGCGCCGCCCGATGAAATACCCGAAGTGGCCGAAGAGTCGGTCACATGGTCCGGCGATTTGTGGGTCTTGGGTGAGCATCGGGTGTTGTGCGGCGACTGCACAATACGAGAGGAAGTGGATCGGCTTATGGATGCCGCGCAAGCCGATCTGTTTATTACTGATCCTCCTTACGGCGTGGGGTTCGTCGAGAAGGCAAGGAGTTTGCACGAGCGCGGTTATGGTTTTGCTGCCAGTAGTGGACACGCTTTGATTAGCAACGATCAAGCGACCGAAGACGATGATGGAATTAGTAAATTCTTAGAAGTGGCGCTGAATGCTTGGTGGGCGAGTGGGCAGCTAAAAGCCGGGGGCGCGTTTTATGTATGTGCGCCCGCGGGAAGGACAGAAACTACATTCAGAAATGTTATTGATAAGTTTTGGCCGCTTCGGCAATGTCTGGTGTGGGTGAAGAATAGCTTTGTTTTGAGTCGCCAAGATTACCATTGGCGACACGAGTCTATATTATATGGCTGGAACAATAATGGTAGCCATTTTTTTTGCGAAGATCGCTCCCAAGATACGGTTTGGGAAATTAGCCGAGACCTCGTCAGTGATGGCGGTAGCGAGGATAATGTACATCCTACGATGAAACCCGTGGCCCTCATGGTGCGTATGTGTGCTAATTCTTCCCGCGTAGGTGAATTGGTAGTTGATCCCTTTTTAGGGTCGGGCACTACTTTGCTGGCGGCAGAGCAAACGCAGCGGCGCTGCAATGGGATGGAATTGCAACCCGCGTATGTGGATGTAATTGTCAAGCGCTGGCAAGACTACACCGGACAGGAGGCCACGCTGGACAGCGACGGGCGCACCTTTGCCGAGGTTGCCCAAGAGCGGCGAGGAGAGGCGGTCGACGCGTGACCACTATATCGAAGTTTACATAATGCACAAGGTGACCGACCGGCAAATTGAGACAGTACTAGCCCAAACGGGTGGGCTGATTGCGCCTGCTGCTAGGCAGTTGGGTGTGACGCGTAATGCTATCTACAAGAGGGTTCGGGAGAATCCCGATTTGCGCGATTTGCTGGACGAGATACGAGAGAGCCACATTGACTTTGCCGAGGGCCAATTGCTGGGCAAGATCCGCGAGGGGCACCCCGCTTGTATTATGTTTTTTCTGCGGACGATTGGAAAGAGCCGTGGCTACGTCGAGCGGGTGCAGGGTGATTTGAGAGTAGAGCAAGTGCCGCAGAAGCCACTGAATTTGCCGCCGCCGGTGGAGGATTACAGGCAGTGGCAACAGCAGCGGGCGGTGAATCCCGTGGCAGCGGGTGAGGCAGAGGATGCCATTATCACAGAAGAGGACTAGGCCGCATGAGCGAAAAAGAAGAAACACCGCAAGCGCCGGTGCAGCCCGCAGTGCATACCATACTGACCGCATTCTCGCAGACGTTGGCCGACATTGCGATAGTTGCGGCGATGTCGGGCTATGCCAGCCGCACCAGCGCACAATACAGCGACGAGGACATGGCGCGCTATGACGCCGCGTGCGTGCGCCTGCTTGTAGACGTAGGGGTTGATCCGGCGCCGATAGACGAGGCACAGGAGTCAGATTAAGGCGATTTATGGGAGGGTCCTTCCTACCAAATGACTGAAGCCATCGCCCCACCCGGGGAGCAGGACGCGCCTTATTCGTGGGAGCCGCAAGTGGGGCCGCAGTCCGACGCGATACAGGCGGCGGGTTTTTGCCAAGAGCTGTTTTTTGGCGGCGCAGTGTTTGCGGGCAAGACCTATTTTCTGCTGGGCGACTTTGCGCAGGACTTGCATCAAGCGGAGAATTGGATCGGCCTGTTGTTCCGCAAGACCGGCCCCGAGCTGGACGACATTATTGCCAAGTCGAGGCGTATCTACCCGCATTTAGGGGGGCGCTTTATCGTGGGTCGCCGCACGTGGGTTTGGGAGAGCGGACCGTTTAAGGGTGCTGAATTGAGGATGCGGCACATGGAGAACGAGAAGGACTTTGAGCTGTATATGGGCTGGGACTTGTCTTGGATCGGTTGGGACGAGTTGCCGAACTGGAGCAGCCTGTTGCCCTATAAACAGATGATTTCACGCCTGCGCGGCAAGGCGAACCGTAAACGTATACGCGCCACCGGCAACCCCGGCGGGTTGTGCCACAACGAAATCAAGGAATATTTCCACATTGGCACCCACCCGCACGGCAATAAACTGGTCTACAATACGCGTTCTAAGATGCACAAGATGTTCATACCGGGGCGCGTTACAGACAACAAAAAGGGCCTTAAGGATGACCCAGACTATCTGGACAGGCTGCAGGGGGTAGGCGACACGGAACTGATTAAGGCGTGGGTGGACGGCGACTGGGATGCAGTGGTAGGGAGCTACTTTTCGATGTTCAGAAAAAGGGACGTGTTGGTGCCAGCGTTTGAGATCCCCCAAAACTGGCCGCTGTTTGTCGCGATGGACTACGGGGAAGAGAACCCCACCGCGGCGGTATTGCTGGCGGTGGACTACGATGACAACGCGTGGGTGGTCAATGAATACTACCGACCCGGCCCGTGCGCGGGGATGGATCACGCTCTCGGCGTGCGGGCAATGGTGGAAAACTGCCCGTTCACGGGGGGGCGCCGTCCGCGCTTGCTTCTTGCGCCCGGCGATATGTGGACAGTACGCAAGCCGGGCGAGGCCAGCAAGGCACTGGCGCCCGCTGACACGTTTACCCAACAGCACCTGCACTTGACGCGGTGCAATATGGATCGGGTCAACGGGGCGCGCAATGTCAAGGACTTACTATATGGCGGGCGGCTGAAATTCTTTGAGGGTTACACCGACCGGGTGCTCTCGTCATTGGGCAGCGTGCAGCGCGACCCGCACAACCCCGAGGATGTGCTAAAGGCGGGCGACGACCACAGCTACGACGCCCTGCGCTACGGCGTTAACCACGTCTACAAGCCGCGCCGGATCGTGGTGAAAGATAAGGGGGTAGGCACGGCGGCGCATTTGCTGGGCCAGATAGCAGGCATGGCGCAACACAAGCGGAGGTATGTGACACAATAGAATATCCCCTTGCGCGGGCTTTAGTCGTTTCTCATAATGTGGGAAGGTAGCCTTACCACATTAGATCAATTGCTTTCCACGGCTGGGATCTAAAGGTTTGGCCTCTATTTTTTCTCCTGTTTTTTTGGTTTTGGACGCTTACCATCACTAGGCGGATGGTAAGCGTCCTTTTTTTTATGTGAGGGGAGGGGTGGCGGTGATGGCGCTGCCCCTCCCTTGCATTTTATAAATGGCAGAATTATCACAAAAAGACCGAAAGTTTTTTGCCGCTGAAGGCAAGATGCTCGACGAGTTGTATAAGGGGCGCATGAGTCAGTGGCAGCGGCTCATAGATCAGTACAACAATGAGTACAACGTACAGATCCGCGATCTTGAGGCTGGGGAGATGATACGCATTCCCCGCTTCTGGCCGCTGGTGCGGCAGATTGTTGCGACAATTGCCTTTAATTATCCAACCCTATTTTTCACGGTAGAGGACGACGAGGGGGCAGGCGCGGGCATATCGGACATCCTAGAGCGGGCCTCTAAGGCGTTTTTAAACCTCACAGACACCAAGGCGCACGTACATCAAGCCATCTTTGATGCACTGGTTACCGGCGTAGGGTGGCTGCGGCAGGACTACAACCCGCCCGGTGACGATATGGTTCCGCCCTATACGACCAACGACGCACTGGCCGAGGACATGGTGTCGGTCACTCGTATTCCGCCCGGCCACGTCCACCTCGACCCACTGACGGCCCCCCACATGCTGGGGACGGCGCGATATATCCGCGAACTAATGTGGACGCCGTTAAAACAGCTGCGCGACGATCCCGAAGTGCGAAACAAAAACCAGCTAAAGGCCACGCCGATTGCCGCCAAGGACGAGTTGGGCTTTGGCGAAACGATGAATGGGCCGGACGCCAGTCCGCAAGAGACGGCGCTGCGCGGCGCGATAGAAAACGGCGACTTTGTGCTGGTGGAGCGATGGCACGACCGGATCAACAAGCGGTTGATCATGTTTGCCCACGGCGTTGAGCGGGAGATACTCTGCAAACGCCACCCTTTTGCCAATATGGTTTTCCCGGCCCGCACCGACACGCTGGGCTTTAACGTGACCGACGAGGACGGCCAGCCCGTTTTTGACCTGTCGCAAGGTCAAGAGGCGCCGGGTTGGCTAGTCGAGCAGGGCTTCCCGTTTGTGCCGATCCGCTTCGACCTGTCGGCGCAAAGCTATTATCCCACGTCGCACCTTGAGTATCTCGAGGACATCCAGTTGGGCATCATGGAGTCGATGTCTAGGCAGTCGGCGCTGATGAAGCGCACGGCGCGGCAGGGGATCGTGCAGGAATCGGAGGACGACGACGCCGTTGATCAGGTGCGGCTGGGCAATGACGGACAGTGGACAAAGGTTAAAGACCCCAGCAATTGGCGCGAACTCAACTATGGGAGCGTGCCGGGCGAACAGTACGCTTTCGAGGACCGACTGCGGGGGTATGAGCAAGAGGCCACGCAAGTTAACGACTTTACGGCGGGCGCAGGGGAAGAGGCGAAGACGGCGACGGAGGCGGGGTTGATTGCAGCGGTGGCTGATGTCAATAGGGAATGGATGGAGGCGGCGGTGGCGAGAACCTACGAGGATGTGGTTCGGAACAGCTTTCAGATTATGGGCGACCCGCGCTATCAGCCCGAAAACTTTGAGATTAACGTTGCACCGGACGGGCGGGAGCGCATTTCGAGGGCTCTGCGCAACTCCGATTTCCTGTGGAATTACCGCATCGTAGTGCAGGCGGGGTCCACGCGGCCCCTGTTTGAGCAGTTGCAGCGGCAGCAGGCGGTGAATTTTTATGACCGCGCCATTGCTTCGCCCAACTTTGACCGGATGGAGTTGGATAAGTTTTTGGCGTCGGCATATGAGATTGCCGACGCTGAGAAGATTTTGCGCAAAGGTATCAACGAAGACGCACAGCGGGCGGCAGCGCTGGAGAATGACTGGATGGTAACGAAAGGTGAAGATCCCGGTGTCGTGGTGGGGCAGGACCATCGCGCCCACCTAGAGACGCACCAGCAGTACCAAAACCACCCACAGTATCAAGAGCTAGTGCGCGCGGCGCAGGCTGTCGATGTCAACCAACTCCCGGTCAACCCGCAGGCGGCGCAGGGGGTGCGACTTATTGACCAAATTGCCGCCCAGCATATGCAGGCACACCAGCAAATTGCCGAGCAAGAGCAGGCTAACGTGGGCACGCCGGGCGGCGACGTGGCACTGACGACGCTGCAGGGGCAAGTGCAAAGTAATGCGCAGAACATCAGCAACCAAGTGCAGTCTGATACCGTAGACGCGCAGGGCTAACGCGGGCACGCATGACCGCCCCCGAGTATCACGCCTTGAACTTGGCGGACTGTTCATGGCGCCATTACCTACTAAGCATGGCAGAGATTAAGACAAAGAAAGCACCCCTACTAAGCATGGCAGAGATTAAGGCAAAGAAAGCACCCGCAAAGAAAAAGGCCGCAGCAAAGAAGGCACAAGTGAAAGCACCGAGCAACCCCGATCCCCAACCGCCCGCGGTGGACGCCGTAGAGGCGGCGCGGGCGGGCTTAGAGGCGGCGATCATTGCCAACACCAGCGACGGCAAGCAAGTCGCCCAGATCAGCCTGCAGGCGCTGTCAAGGGCGAAGGACTTATTAAATACGCTATGAGCGCCATACGCACGTGGGATTTTTACTGCGAGTCCTGCGAGACCGCCCACAAGGATATCGTTTATACGGGACGCCGCCCCAAGACCATCCTTTGCGGGTGCGGCGCGCGGGCCGGGTGGGGGTTTGTGCAAAAAAACCAAATACACCACACGCACACGGGCCGTAAGTACGGCCAGTTTGACCCACAGTTCGGTTGCGTGGTGGAGGACTATGCGCACAAGCAGGCGCTTTTGAAGCGGTATGGCAAAGAGGAGTTGCCCCCCGAGACGCACGAACAGATCGCAGAGGATATGCATGAGCAAGAGGAGCGGGCACGGCGCGTGGCTCCGCGTGACCCAGACACGCTAATCGCGGACTCGTTGGACGAACTCAGCGCGCAAATAATGGATAAAATTGACACCCGCCACACCGGAGAGCGGCAACTAAATCGTCTACTAGGCGGCGATTTAATCGACTCCGGATATGGCATAGACCACAACACAGAGGACAAGTAGAAATCCGATGGCAGAAGTAAGCGTGATGGATGATCCAGCGCTGGACAGCGGACAATCGGACGCCGCGCCGAGCAACGACACCTTGACCTCCGAAATGGGTATGGGTTTCGTCGAACCGGAGATCGTGGCGGGCGACCTAAGTCCAAGTGAGGGGCAAACAGACGACGCGACGGCAGCACCACCCGCGCCCGATAACGGGCAATCAACCAACAACGACAGCCCCGCCGATACGCAGGAACAAGAGGCGGGGTATTTGCGCCATCAGGACTATACGCGCAAAACGATGGACGTGGCCGAGGAGCGTCGTCAATTGCAGGCCGACCGCGAAGCGTTCCTGAAGCAGCAGCAAGAGTTTCAGGAGGCGCAGCGGGCGCAGCCACAACCCCAGCAGGGCTTGACGCCCACTTTGTCGCAGCAGTTGCGGCAGAGCGCCTCAAGCCTCGAACTGTCCGAAGCCGACCGCGTGGGCATTAACGTGGTCGCACAGTTGGCCGAGACGGTGGAGGGGTTGCAGCAGGAGAATCGGCAATTGATACAGCGTCTGGAAGGCGTCGAGCCGCAAGTACACCAGTTGGGGCAGGCGACGCAGACGCTAACACAGCAGAACGAAGCGGCTTCGCAGCGACAGTTGCAGCAGCAGTCGCAAGAGGCGGTGGAGTTGTTTGGCAACGAGATTGTGGGCAATCAGCGCATTGAAGCGTTTGTGGCGCACAACCTCAACACCTCCAACCCGGCCACCGGGGAACCGTTTACGGTGGCCGAGTTGGTCGGGATTGCTACGGGACGCTCTATTGACGAGGCACGACAGGGACGGCAGCAGACGCAGGGGCAGCGACAGCAGGCGAAGCGGCAGGCACATGCTGGAGCTACGCCCAGCAGTCCCGCCCAGTCTAGCGGGCCGATCAGTCGGGAGCAATCGTTGGCCGAAATCGCGCAGACGATGTAATAGACCTGTGGGCGCATTGCAATTAGGAGTGTTTTGCAATGGCTCAGACTACTTCAGAAGTATGGGACTCGCGTTGGACAAGCACCCGCCGCTCAATACAGCCCGAGGTTGTTGACAACTTCTTCGAGGACTACCGGGCGCTGGCGATGCACCGACGCCGCGGCTTGCAGATGACTAGCCAAGGCGGCAAAGAGATCCATGTCATATTGGAGAGCGGCGGCGGCAGCGCCGAATCTTTTGACCGGTATGACAGCCTGAATAAAAACCCCATCGACCCATTCGAGAGTGGATTTTTCAAGCGCCGCTACTACGCGGTGCCGGTCGTACTCGCCGATACAGAAGATTGGGAAAACAGCGGGCCGGAACAGGTGTTTAATCTGTTGGAGGCGTTAGGAAATAACGCCATGAACAGCCTGTTAAAAGCGATCAATGAAGACATTTTTTCCGCGCAGTCCGGCAAAAACATCCTCGGCTATCAGGACCACATGGCCGACGCGGCAGGCGCTACGGTGGGCGGCATTAATTCCAGCACCAGCACTTTCTGGGAAAGCCAGCGCGACACCTCTGCGGTTACATTTACGTCGCAGACCGTCACGGATATTTTTGATGGCATCGCCACATGGAACAATGTCCTCGATTTATGCCAGATACAGGGCGGGACGATCCGGCAAATCTTAACCACCTATTCGATTTGCCGCGCCTACCGCGAAGCGCTTTCGTCGCAGGCGTATGCCCGCACGACCACGCAGGACGCAAAAGGGATTGGCGGGTCACAGATGCCCGATTTTTACACCGCCGAGGTTATCCCAGACAACGACTGCCCGGCGCTCCATAGCTACTTCCCAAACACCCAAAACATCAAGCTGAACGTGTTGCGGCAGGCCAACTTCCGTAAAACGCCGTTTGTGTCGATGCAGTCCAATGGCCAGCTGGCGCAGTTGGCATACATGGTTGCTGGCGTGCAGCTCACCAACAATAACCGCCGCCGTAGTGGTGTAGCCACCGCTATTACCGGCAGCTAAGTCACCCTTTCGGGGCGCAAGCCAATGCGCCCCTCAACTCTGCCCATAGAGGTAGGAAGGATACAGTAAAATGCCAGACATTATTCAGTCGGGACATATCAACAGCCCCAGCGATGGCGTAACTCAAGGGCTTTATGAGGAGTCGTCCGCGCAGCAGGGGAATCTAGGCGCCATCCGCCGCCTCGGCGATGGTCGGACGTACAGATATAGCTATTTCTCGGCGGCAGTGAACCGGGGAGTCCTTTGTTCGCCTGACATTTCAGCCGGTGGCGTTGTCGAGGTAGACGGAAAATTGACCGCTGCCAGCATCGGGGACGTGACGATAACGGCGACAGACGCAGGCACTCTAGGGTCTGCGACTGCCGATCAATACGCTGGAGCCTATTTGCATACCACCGACGATGCCGGTGAGGGGTTTACCTATCGTATTAAGGGAAACACCGCAGCCAGCAGCAACGCAGTCGATTTCAGCCTTTACGACCCGCTGGTTGTAGCTGTTACCACAGCGACGGACATAGCAATCACCCCGTTCCCTTATAACAATGTCAAGATCGCCAGTCCGACGGACTGTATCCTGTGCGGCGTCTCTGTGCGGACTATGCAGGCATCGTATTATGGCTGGGTGCAAACCAGCGGCGTGGCTACGGTCTTAAGTGATGCCGCGATTGCCCTAGGGACTATCGTGACTCTTTCCGATGGCGTCGATGGCGCTGTACACGCGCAAGATGCGTATACGGAGCCGCCGGTAGGCTACACGACTATGGCCTCCGATGACACGGGCCACGTGGGGGCGGTCTTACAGCTTGGCGATTAGTTAACCGCATAGGGTTGCGGGTTTTTTACCGATGCGGGCGGCCTCGCCTTGGAATCTCCCAATGCCCTATGCGCCTTTGGGCGGGGTGTGGCCGCACACCCCACCTTAAAAAGGACTTCCGAACTAGCAAAAAAAAGATAGAGAGTAGCACGCGGATATATGCAACGCAGCACAACACTATCTTGATTTGGCCGCAACCCTAATAACTGGAGAGGTGCAGCATGGCGAAACAGCGACAGACCAAAAGTCAGCAGGGGCAGTTTGACGAGATGGGGCAACCCGTCGGCACAGAGCGAGGCGAGAAAAACATGGATGTCATCTCTCCCCCTGCCACGGTAGAGGCGGGGCCAGACGTCCCCGAGGATGAGCCGCGCGACCTACCGCCCCCCCAAGTGGCCGAAGCGCCCGATGGGGGCACGCCCTTCTCGCCGGAACAGCGGGCGCAGCTGCTCGGCTTGATTCGTTCCGACAAGGAAATATCGCACGCCCTCTTGCAAGCCGCCACGCAGACACCGGAGGGGCGCGAACTGCTCAACATACAGCCGGGGCAGGGCGCGCCGGTGGGGCACTATCGCCGAAACTACGAGAATGAGCCCCATTTGCGCGTGACGGGGGGCGTGGAGGTGCAGCACGATACCAGATTTAGGCCCAACCCACCCAGCTATATCAAAAAATACAAAGCGCCCGACGGCTTCCGCACCGACCTCGAGACGGAGGCGATGTACGATGCTAACGACGAGCCAGCATTGACCGAGGAATACAAGCACTGGCTCGACATGAAGATGGCGGGCAAACACTTGGACGGAAAAGTGCAGTCCGATATGTCGGTGGGGGCATTTGGTCAAGAGACGGGCGACCGCTTTGCCGACGCCGACGGGCTATTGAGCCGATAGTATGCTACTCTCTGACGCCATTACCACCGTACTGCAACGCACGGGGTTATCCACATCCGTGGACTCGCTGCGCGACAACGCGCGCACCTATCTGTCGATGGCGACCACCGAACTGCTGTCAATGGATGTGCCGTGGTGGTTTTTGGATCAGACGGCGACCTTTACCACCGCCGCCGGGACTCGTGCCTATCAGCCCATCTCGGCACAGGTGGCGGCGTGGTATTCGTTCGTCGACGAAACCAACAACCGGGCGCTGCCCATCGTCGGGGCCGATGAATACGACGCGAACGACCTCGACCGCACAGAGACGGGCGACGCTGACTATGTCTACGTGGCAGGGCTGGACGGCACCACGGGCTACCCGGTCATAGAGATTACGCCTACGCCCGGCACCACGGGCGACAGGATACGGGTGCGCTATCGAGCAGACGTCGCCACCTATACCAGCGCCAACGATGCCACCGACTTAAGCGTATTGGGTCTGCCTAAGATTGCTGAGAACTGCATTATTTACAACGCCGCGTCCCTGTATCTACTGGACGAGGGCGACACCGACAGCGCCGCACGGGAGGCCGCACGATACGGCGATGCGCTAACGCTAGCAATTGGTCAACATCGCCGGATGCAAGGCAACCGCCGTTTCCCCCCGCGTCGCGGGTTGGAGGAGCGCGGCCTTATCCGGACAGATTCGTCACTAATTGTGTCGTCATAATGGACTAGACTATGCCTCCTGAATTTTCAGCGACACCCGGCACGCGGCGCAAGAAACGCCAAGCCAACCCCCTGCTCCAGCAGACGGCAGACCTCTTTGCGCGTTCTATCTCGCAGGCAGGACAACAAGACCCCATCACGAAGGCCGAGTTGGGAGAGTTTGACTTTGGCGCGAAGCAGGCCCGCCAGCAGCAAATAGAAGACCTTAACCGTTTTAATGTGATCGGACGACAGGGCGTTTCGTCCGGTCGTGCTGCCGATATCTTAGGTGCATTTGACAGCGGCATAGAGCGCGGCAGGGACGCCATCAGAGCGCGAGGGACAGACAGGCTATTCAACACCATCGTGCCGCAAGCGGTGCAGCAGGGGCAGTTTCAGGACGCATCTACGGTGCAAGAGGGGCAATTCCGGTCTAATCAGGAGCTATTACGGGAGCAGTTGGCCCAGCAGCAACGCCAGTTTGACGTAGGCTCTACGCAACGCGCTTTTGAGTTTAACAAGCAACTAAATGAGGCTGCACTGGCTCGAGAGCTAGACCGCGAACGCTTAGCCCAGCAGCAGGGGCAGTTTGACGTAGGTACGACGCAACGGGCCTTTGAGTTTGGGCAAGGGCTAAATCAAGACCGCCGCCGCGTGGATCTACAGCAGCAGGCCCAGCAAGAAACCGCACGGCAATTTGACGTAGGCAGCACGCAACGGGCCTTTGAGTTTGGGAAAGGGCTAAACGAGGCGCGGCAGGCGCGGGAGTTAGAGCGCGAGAGGTTGGGCGAAGAAGGGCGGCAATTTGACGTAGGCAGCACGCAACGGGCCTTTGAGTTTGGGAAAGGACTCAATCAAGCGCATCTGGCGCGGGAGTTGGAGAGGGAGAGGCTAGCACAGCAACAATTGCAATTTAATCTAGGCCAACAGCAACAGAATAGGCAATTTGTGTTTGCCGATCAGTTAGAGCGCGACAGACTGGCCCAGCAGCAGTTGCAGTTTAACTTGGCCGAGCAGCGCGCCGGGAGAGAGTTTGCGTTTGAAGATCAACTGCGGCGAGACTTGCAGTCGGGACAGGTTGGATTAGAACGCGACAGGTTAGCCCAGCAACAACTGCAATTCAACTTAGCCGAGCAGCGCGCCGGGAGAGAGTTTGCGTTTGAAGATCAACTGCGGCGCGACTTGCAAGCGGAGCAGATTGGGCTAGAGCAGGACCGGCTGGGCCAACAACAACTGCAATTCAACTTAGGGCAGCAACAGCAAGGCCGTCAATTTGCATTTGCTGACCAGTTAGAACGCGACAGGTTAGCCCAGCAGCAGTTGCAGTTTAACTTAGCCGAGCAGCGCGCCGGGAGAGAGTTTGCCTTTGGAGATCAACTGCAGCGCGACTTGCAAGCGGGCGAATTGGGCTTAGAGGGAGACCGTCTTGCCCAGCAGCAATTACAGTTCAACCTAGCGCAACAGCAAGCGGCGCGGGAGTTTAGCTTTAGAGATCAGTTGCAGCGCGACCTACAGGCCAATCAGTTGGGCCTTAGCCGCGACGAGTTGGCCCAGCAGCAATTGCAGTTCAACTTGGCCCAGCAACAGCAAAACCGTCAATTTGTCTTTGCGGACCAGTTACAGCGGGACTTGCAAGAATCTCAGCTGGCAGAGCAGGGGCGTCAGTTTGATCGCGGTATTACGTTGGCTGAGTTGGAGCGACAAGACGCTGTGCAAAATGCGCTGGCATCTCGGGTAATAGAACGAGACAGATTGGCCCAGCAGCAGGGGCAGTTTGACGTAGGTACGACACAGCGGTCCTTTGAGTTTAATCAGCAGCTAAATCAGGCACTACGAGACCGGGAGTTGCAGAGGGAGTTGGAGCAAGGGCGTATAGGCTTAGAGCAAGAGCGCTTAGCCCAGCAGCAGGGGCAGTTTGACGTAGGCACGACACAGCGGTCCTTTGAGTTTAATCAACAGCTAAATCAAGCATTGCGAGACCGGGAGTTGCAGAGGGAGTTGGAGCAAGGGCGTATAGGCTTAGATCGAGAGCGTCTAGCCCAACAGCAGGGGCAGTTTGACGTAGGTACGACACAGCGGTCCTTTGAGTTTAATCAGCAGCTAAATCAGGCACTGCGAGATCGGGAATTAGAACGCGAGAGGTTGCGACAGCAGCAACGTCAGTTTGACGTAGGTACGACACAGCGCGGCTTTGAGTTTAATCAACAGCTAAATCAAGCATTGCGAGATCGGGAGTTAGAACGCGAACGCCTAGCCCAACAGCAGGGGCAGTTTGACGTAGGTACGACACAGCGCGGCTTTGAGTTTAGTCAGCAGCTAAATCAAGCACTGCGAGATCGGGAGTTAGAACGCGAACGCTTAGCGCAGCAGGACAAGCAATTTGGTCTGAGCTTCCAGCAGGGACAGGATCAGATAGCTTTTGATAAAGATCGTGACATGCTCAATATGGCATTGGCACTATCGGCGGCGAGACGCAGTGATCCTCTCGCAATGATCAATCAGGCTCGTTTAGATTTACCTGCTTTATTGGAAGGCAATGTTACGGGAGAAAACATAGAAGAACTGCTTCAGCAAAACAAGATCGGTGACACTATAGATCAACAAGTTGCCGAGGCTCTATTGGGGGCGCCTTCTGATGTTATTGACAAATTTGTCCAGAATCTTATGGGCACAGTCAATAAGGGTATGCAGATGACCGACGCGGCCAAGAGAAGCCAATGGAGAAGCTTTGTCCAGAATCTTCTGGGATTAGAGGATGACGATGACCCATCGCCATTTGACTAATTCCCCTAAAACGGGTATGGGCTCATTTGACGATCTTGACGACAATAAATCAGCATGGGAAAAAGCCCTTGAGTGGGCTTTGGCACAGCGGCAACGATAGAGAGTTTTAATAGACATAGGTCTTATTAAAGGATACAATAGGCGGATGGCAAGTTTTCTTAAATCAATAGGCGATACATTAACAAATCCCGGCTTTCTCATTCCGGCTGCGGCTACCGTTGCTTCGGGCGGCACCCTCTCGCCGTGGCTTCTTGCGTCAGCGGGCCTATCTACTGTCTCAGACTATGAACGGCAGCGCCAGCAGGAAAAGTTCTCTCGTCGGCAGAGGGACGCCCAGAGATTTGCGAACCTACAGCAAGCCATCTCTCCTAGGGGTGAACGCTTCCAGCCTGCCTATTCGGTGCCGAAGCTGAGTCTATTGGGCCGGGTGGCAGACTTAGGGGCTACGGGGATCGGTGCCTATAGAGCTTTCCAGCAGGCGCAGGCGGCGGCAACGCGGGCGGCCAAGGAAGACCAGCTATTGGACGAGCAGCTAGGCAGTATACGCCAAACCCGTGCGCAGAATCAGGCGGCATTGGAGGCCGATTTTGGTCGCCGCGCCGCCGGGCAAGCCACAACGATGGGCGAGGCCTTGCAGCAACAGGTGCCGGTGCGTGTCGAGTCTTTCAATCGAGGCACTACCTTTGATCAGCCCGTATCGGTGGGGGCTTTGACAGATGGCGTTATACTTGGGGCAGAGCCAACACCGGGTTTTATGCGGGCATTGGGCGAGGGGGTGCAGGCGAATATAGACCAAGGGCGCCAGCGCCGGTTTGTAGAATCGCAAATTGCCGCTAATGAGGGGCGGGCTGCGAGTTCGGCAGCAAGACTGTTGGAAGCGCGCAACGCAGAATTGAAAATAGGGATGGAGGTGCGGGCCGATCTTATAGCAGACACCTTTGCCCGCTTAGGCCGACTCAATCCGCGTATGGATTTGGCTGAGTTATTGAAAAAGGACGAAACCGCCAAGGTTTTTAATTTACTCAAACCGGATGAGTTGGCGGTAGCGCAAAACGTATTCGTAGAGGCACAGCGCGATGCACTAGACGCCACAGACAAATTCCTTGGCACCACCGTCACGGGCCGTTTTAACGACGATGCCTTAATCCGCAAATCGTCCGACCTTACGCTGGGTATGAGCTTAGTCGAGGCGGGATTCCAAGAGCAAAACGGTTTTGGTGATGCTTTGATGGTAAACGGTGGCAGTCGCGTACAAGACCCCGGAGGTGTAGTAAGACCCGTTGAAGCCGAGAACTTAGAAGCGGCGGCGGGCTTTTTGGCAAGAATAGGCGTAATCACTTCGGGTGAAAAATTCGTAGAGGGCGACAGGTTTACGCCCCAAGTGCGCGTCAAATTGTTAAACGCTATGCTAAATGCATATCAACGCAACGCTACTAATGTAGGGGCGAAAGTGGATCAAATCTCCGAATCTCTGCTTGGACTTGAAACGGTGAAGAATAACATGGAAGCTTTCAACGTTTTCAAGCAGGGGTATTATATACCGCAATACAAAGTCGCCCCGCGCACCCAAGAACTATTGGATACCATTGGCGCGCCAACGATATTAAATTTTGGCACCGGTCAGGGCGGCACTGGTAATACTACTCAACCAACGGTAAGCGAGTCAACCCTGCAAACAACAACACCGTCCGGCTTTGATATGAGCAACCCCGCAGACAGAGCACTTTGGAATATTGTTAAACCTTTGGGATCTAAAAAAGTCGAATAAAATTATGGCAAAAGCACAGTCATTTCTTACCCGCTTAGGTTTAGCGTTTGCGCCCGACACAACAGGTGCCCACGCCATGTTGCGGCAATCGGGGTTGCAACCTTTTCGCTTTCCCGATGGGACATTGGGCGCGTTTGCGCCCGAAGATACGGCAAGAATTAACGACTTGCACCGATGGCTGGAAAAGCCGGAACACCGGCGGCGAATGGACGAGAACCCAACCTTGCGCATAGCAATAGAGGAATTTGAGCGTTCCGTTATGGAGCGCTCCCGCGTAGACCCCGAAGGGTTTGATTTTCCCGGTGATATAGCCGACCTCAGTGGCGATGCTTTAATTAGCGGTGCCTCTGCTATGGGGGGGCTAATTGGGGCACTAAGAGGCGTGCCTCTTAGTCCAGCGGCCTCCATACCGATGGGCTTAGCTGGTGCCGCAAGCATGGGGGGGGCTGCTGAAAAGGTACGTCAAGACATTGGCCGCTG